TGTAATGGCATCCTTAGCTAACTTCTCTGCCAGACCTCTCCCCCAAGATTCCATTGCTTGCGCCATCTCTTTGCGCTGACGCTGTTTTGCCTGTTCCTCTGGAGTCAGTTGAATAGCCATAAAAAAGCCCTTTAGGAGTAGTACAGTCGCACCCCCAAGAATCCTCAGGGCTGTACCACTTCTAAAAGGCTTGATAGTCTGGTGCGATCAGACTTGCCTCCACTATACAAGAATCTGATTCTCGTGTAAAGTAAACACTAACTTCCCATTCTGTTGGACAAAAGATGAATGTAGTAGATGCACTTCCTGATAACTTGAAAAAGCGTAGGGGTCGCCCTCCTAAGCCTGTTGGTGTAGCTATCCCTAAGCCTATGACAATGGCTCGTTATGCCGATACTCCACCTGCCGTACTTCCCAAGACAGAACTCCAACGAGTCAAAGAACTCAAAGACCTTCTGATAAACAGTGCAGGTGCTAATGTTGTCCAAAAAACTGTAGAGATTGCCCTCAATGATGAACACCCTGCTCAAATGGCGGCTCTCAAACTCTGTATGGACAGAATGCTCCCTGTTTCACTATTTGAAAAAGAAGGAAAACAGCGTTCCGCAGTTAACATAACTATTTCAGGCATTGGTGGTGTATCTATTGGGGATAACCCTAGCATTGATGCCGAAGATATAGAAAGCAAAGATGTCTGACTTGAATTTCAGTCTCCTCCCTTGGCAACAAGAAGTCTTTACTGACAAAACCCGTTTTAAAGTTATTGCCGCTGGTCGAAGATGCGGTAAGTCTAGGCTCTCGGCCGTTACCCTCCTGATTGAAGGACTCCAATGTACGGCTGGTTCGGCTGTCCTGTATGTTGCCCCTACCAATGGTCAGGCAAGGCAGATTATTTGGGATGTGTTGATGGAGTTGGGCAGAGATGTCATTCAGTCTAGCCACATCAATAACATGGACATCACCTTGATAAACGGGGCAAAAATTTATGTTAGAGGTGCGGATAGACCAGATACTTTGCGAGGAGTGTCACTCACCTATGCTGTGCTTGACGAGGTTGCCGACATCAAACCCGAAGCATGGGAACAGGTTATACGAGCTTCGCTGTCAGACAAAAAAGGTCGGGCAATGTTCATCGGAACTCCCAAAGGTCGTAACTTTTTCTATGACATATTTAAACTCGGAAGATCAGAAGAAGACAAAGATTGGAAATCTTGGCACTTCACCACCAAAGATAACCCCCTGATCGACCCCTCTGAAATCGAAAGCGCAAAGAAGACCCTTAGCACATTTGCCTTTAAGCAAGAGTATATGGCATCCTTTGACAACGCTGGCTCTGATGTCTTCAAGGAAGAATGGCTGAAATATGGGACTGAACCAGAATACGGCTCGTACTACATTGCTGTGGACTTGGCTGGTTTTGAGGAAGTTGCCAAACAAGCCGCCAATTCCAAGAAAAGGCTAGATCAGACTGCTATCTCTGTGGTCAAGGTCACAGACGATGGGAAGTGGTTTGTCAAAGAGATTGCCTATGGGCGGTGGGACATCAGGGAGACAGCCGCCACGATTCTGTTGAAAATGCGGGAATACCGCCCTTTGTCGGTGGGAATCGAGAGGGGAGCGTTAAAAAACGCAGTTTTGCCGTATTTGAGTGACTTAATGCGAAAAAATAATGTATATTCGCACATAGTTGACTTAACGCATGGCAACAGGAAAAAGGCTGACAGGATTATCTGGAGTCTCCAAGGGCGGTTTGAGCATGGGCGCATTGTGCTGAACTCTGAGGAAGATTGGGATGAATTCAAAGACCAACTCTTAATGTTTCCAGCCCAAGGCGTACACGATGACTTACCCGACTCTTTGTCATACATCGACCAACTTGCTGTCACTACATACTTCGAGGAAGATCAAGAAGATGAGTGGCAACCACTAGATGTAATATCGGGGATATAAATGGCAACAGACAAACTTGAACAAAACGAATTTTATGAGCCGACTGAGGCTGATAAAGAATTGACAGATTTTGTCACTGACCATTGCCAACGCTGGCGTGATTACCGAGACACCAACTTCCTCCCTGATTGGCTAGAGTACGAACGCATTTTCCGAGGTCAATGGGCTTCTGAAGACAAGACCCGTGAGTCTGAGCGTAGCCGTATCGTCACACCTGCTACCCAACAAGCCGTTGAGACTCGTCATGCCGAGATCATGGAAGCCATCTTTGGACAAGGCGAGTTCTTTGACATTGAAGACAATATCCAAGATGTGAACGGAAACCCCATTGATGTTGAGATGATTAAGGCTCAACTGATGGAAGACTTCAAGAAAGACAAGATTAGAAAGTCCATTGACCAAATTGAGTTGATGGCTGAAATCTACGGCACAGGCATTGGCGAGATTATTGTCAAAACTGAGAAAGAGTTTGTTCCTGCCACTCAGCCTATCCCTAATCAGCCCGGTCAAGCGGCAATTGGCGTGATTGAGCGAGACAGGATTGCTGTCAAGATCATGCCTGTCAATCCAAAGAACTTCCTATTTGACCCCAATGGCACATCCATAGATGACTGCATGGGCGTGGCTATTGAGAAATATGTCTCAATCCACAAAATTGTGGCTGGTATTGAGAAGGGAATCTACCGCAAAGTAGACATCACCCCTACTTATGAAGACACTGACCTTGAGCCGACCCAAGAAGTCTCTCAGTATCAAGATGAAAAGGTGCTTTTGCTGACCTACTATGGTCTTGTCCCCCGTGAGTACCTCAATAATATGAAGGAAAACAAGGACATCGTTGAGTTGTTCCCTGAAAACTCAGCCGCTGAAGACTATACAGACATGGTTGAAGCCATTGTGGTGATTGCCAACGATGGATTGCTCCTCAAAGCTGAGGAAAACCCTTATATGATGAAGGACAGGCCTGTTTTGTCCTATCAGGATGACACAGTTCCTAACCGATTGTTGGGTCGTGGCACAGTGGAAAAGGCATTCAATATGCAAAAAGCCATTGATGCCCAGACTCGTAGCCACTTGGACTCACTGGCATTGACCACAAGCCCAATGATTGCGATGGATGCCACTCGTTTGCCTCGTGGTGCTAAGTTTGAGGTGAAGCCGGGCAAGGCAATCCTGACAAATGGTGCGCCAAGCGAGATTTTGTATCCATTCAAGTTCGGTTCAACCGATGGAAACAACCTCCAAACGGCTCAAGCCTTTGAAAGAATGCTGTTGCAAGCCACTGGAACTCTGGATTCTCAGGGTATGGTGACTCAAGCGGCTCGTGATGGCGGTGGTGGCGGTATGTCTATGGCTGTTGCCTCTATCATCAAGAAATACAAGCGCACTTTGGTGAATTTCCAAGAAGATTTCTTGATTCCATTCATCAAAAAAGCGGCTTTCAGGTTCATGCAGTTTGACCCAGAGCGTTATCCCTCTGTAGACATGAACTTCATCCCAACTGCAACCTTGGGCATCATTGCTCGTGAGTACGAACAACAGCAATTCATTGGTTTGTTGCAAACTTTGGGTGCTGAAACCCCTGTTTTGCCGATTATCCTTAAAGGAATCATCGGAAACAGCAGTTTGTCTAACCGCATGGAATTGATTGCCAAGTTGGATGAGATGATGCAACCCAATCCTGAAGCACAGCAGTTGGCACAGGCTCAACAACAGTTGGCTATCCAAGCGGCACAGGCTCAGATTGCAGTTTCTACGACTCAAGCTGAACAAAACAGGGCTGAAGCACAGAAATTGCTCACAGAAGCACAGTTGATGCCAGATGAAGTTAGAGCAAAAAATCTTGCTTCTATCACCAAGAATTTACCTAATCAAGATGAAGCCAATCAACGTGAATTTGATAAGAGAGTGAAGATTGCCGAGTTGATGTTGAAAGAATCAGACATTAAAAACAAAGCAAAGATTGTTGAGTTACAAATGGCTGATAAGAGAAAAAGTCAAGCTCAAATAGAAAATGACTTTTTAGAGCAACTCAATCAGGAGTTGTCAAATGATTGATAAGACAAGCATCATACAAACTCTCCAATTGGAGAACATGACGCACTCCGATCAAATGGAGGTGCTTGATTCTATTGAGAAAACAATCAAAGAATCAAAGGTGCGTCAAAAAGAACAACTAAAAACCAATGTTGATTTTGTTGTTCAAGCACTTAAGAACATTAAGCAAGACCTTGAAGATAGGTTTAACAAACTAGACAATAAACTTGTTGGTAAGGTTGACAACATTCTGAGTGGCAAGGATGGATTGCCGGGCAAGGATGGTCTTCCGGGTCGAGATGGCAAGCCGGGTCGAGATGGAGCACCCGGCGCACCGGGCGCAAAAGGCGCAGATGGCAAAGATGGTGTAGGCGTATCCAAAGCCAAAGTAGACATTGATGGCGAACTCGTCATCACACTAACTGATGGTCGCATCATTGAGGCAGGGAAGGTATTTACTAAAGCAGTTGCTGAGAAGATTCGTGTCTTCTCAAACATGGACAACAGGATTCCTGAACTTGTTGGACAGTCTGGCAAGATTCTTTCAAATAATGGTGTCAATGTAACTTGGACTGATACGTTAACCAATAAACGTATTGACCCAAGAGATGTAACTGCAACAACTGCAACATCTTTGACTCCTGATGTTTCTGTTGGTGACATCTATGCGTATACAGCACTTGCATCAACTTTAACTATCAATGCACCTATTGGCTCTCCTACAAATGGAGATAAGTTGATTTTTCGCATACTTGATAATGGTGTGACAAGAACAATAAATTGGAATGGTACATATACCGCAATTGGTGTCACATTGCCAACTACCACTACAGCCAATAAAACAACTTATGTTGGTTGTATATATAACTCAAATAATACTCGCTGGGATGTAATTGCAGTAGCCACACAAGGATAAACATGAAAATTGACTTTTCTTTTAACACTGAACACGGAAAATTTGCAGACGCTTTGCATTTGCCAGACGATCATGGCTTAACTGATGCTGAGATTGAAAACATGAAGCAACAGCGTTTGGCTAATTGGATAGCAGTCATTACTGCACCACAACCCAACTATGTATTGGATGCTGAAGGAAACATTGTTTTTGATGCTGATGGCAACCCCGTGATTGCGGAGTAAAACATGGCAGATCGTTATTGGGTTGGTGGATCAGGTACATGGAATACCACCAGTACGACTAATTGGTCGACAAGTTCTGGTGGTGCTTCAGGAGCATCTGCGCCTACAGCATCTGATAACGTATTCTTTGATTCCAACTCAAACGTAGGTACAGGCGCTTTTACCGTTACTGTTTCTGCGGCTGTTTGTAACGACTTCAACGCCCCCGGGGCATCGACTGCACTAGATGGTGCAATGACTTTGGCTATGGGGTCATCTACGCTTACCGTATCTGGCTCATGGACAAATCAAGCAACTAACTTTGCTGTAACAAATACAGCAGGAACACTGACGTTTAACGCCACTACTACAGGCAAAACAATCACAACCAATGGCGTAACAATTGGTGTCAATACTACACTCAATGGTGTTGGTGGAGCATGGACATTAGGTTCTGCATTAAATATAAATTTATCAGTTCTTACATTTACTAACGGAACATTTGATACTTCAGCAAGTAATTATGCTGTTACTGCTGGA